CTTGAATGAAAAGCTTCTGCGCCTCGTTTGCGGTCGTTCTGGTGATGTTCTCCCATTCGCCCATTGTCCGCTCGTACATGATTTGAAGCGTCCGTACAAGCATGGGTGACTGGGCCAGCGGCGTTGTGGATATCCCGGCGTTCCGGTATACAGCATCGTCATACTTTAGGGAACGAACGCCGGCGTCTTCAAAGGATTTTCGGACAACCTTCTTCTGAAGGCCCGTCCTTTTTGCTATCTCGCGTTCGATATCCTCCCGCAGATAACCGGATTCCAGAAGAGTCTCCAGTTGCCATTTGTCCGTCGCGGTCAGAACGTAACTGTCCCCACGGTCAAGCCGTATCATTATCCGTTTTATAACGTCGTTCAGAATGTCGGTATGAAGTCGTGAAGCAACTTCCTCCGCGCCTTCCATGATACGGGCCAGATAATCAGGTGGAAGCATTTATTCCTCCTGTTCCGGGAACAGCCCCTCCTTAGGCGTCGCCTCTTCAATCATTTTCTTTGCGTCCTCTTCGGACATGCCTTCAAACTTGTTGAAGTACATCCACTTGGGAACCGCCCCGGCGATGACATAGCTCCACCATCGCTGTCTGTCTTCTTCCCTGTTGTATGTCAGGTCTCCGAAATCATACGTTACTTCGTACTTGCCAACAGGAACGCCGTCGTTGTCCATGAACTTGTCAAGCGCGTAAATCAGGTCATCCAGACAAGCCTCAAGCTGGTCGCGGATATCCTTGATTAACTGAAGCGTTCTCCGGTCATCAGATTCAACCTGAGTGGCCGTAACCATTCCCGTTCTCTTGTTGAACACGAAATACCCGTTGGAAAAACCGCACTTATAACCGATTTGGGACAGCAACGCATTGAGTCCAACAAGCCGCGCATCCGTCTGAATGGTCGGGTTGATTTCGTGGTAAAGCTCCCCTTCGCCCATGCCCTCGACGATTTTGATATAGTCGGGAAGGCCAGCGTCTTCTCTGCGCTTGTTATAGTCCCTGTCGGAAATCTTCGTACCGCTCGGAATAAGGCGGTCGGAATCAAGCAGAACAGTCCGCTTGCTGTCAAAAATCTCCTTGGCGTTTCTGGAATACGATACATCAAGGTCTTCAAGCTCCTGAACGGCATCCGCAAAAATAGGAAGCGTGTACGGGCTGTCGGGGTCAATGTTGTTCGCCCCCGGCATCTTCAGAACCCCAAACAGCATCCTGTCAATGTTGTCGCTCTCGACATCTTCAGCCATGCCTACCCACGGCGTCGCGTCAATGTCAATCGGTCTGCCGATACTGTCCTTTGAATTGGAAACAAAGCACCGGTTGGAAATCAGATACTTCTCGTCCTCAAACCGATGATACTCAAGTCGGGTGTAATACCGGTCATCGGAATACTGCGTATTGCAGAACACGCATCCCTTGACTTTGGAACCGTCCGTCTTCGTGATGATGAACTCTCCGGGCTTGGCAATGTCAATGGATTCACCGTTCGGTTTCATAATAATGATACCGTTCGCGCATCCGTACTCTACCCAGCGCCGAATGTCCTTGTAATTATCGTCGATTTCCTCCTGAAGCATTTCCGCCCGTTGGGAGCCGTCAATCGTAATCGTCGTTCCCTGCATGACAAGCCGCGCAACCTCGGAACAGACGGCCTTTGCAAAGTTGATGGTCGAAATGTCCCCGGTCGCCCATGACGGCATACCGGCGTAAATGTTCTGGCATTCCTCTATGAACGCGTTTGTCTGCGTCTTCGGAATCGGCTTTACTCCGAATTCCTCTTTGGCTTTCGCGTCAAAAAGCATCGCAATCCATCCTCTGATTGTTGATAGAATGCTCATGCGCTGTTCCCCCTCTGATTTGAATACCGCTCTAAGGCATAGCGCACGGCGTCAATCGTATGGTTGTTCTCGTCCGGGTATGCGCTTATCACATTGCCGTTCCGGTCAACCTCAAATTCGTACTCCTTGAACTCCTTATAGGCGTTCGGCGTCCGTTCCTTGTCTATGACAATCTTTCGGGTCTGCATCCACTTCATGCCATACTGAACGCTTCCCGGCCCCTTGATTGCCGCCCTTGCCGGTAATCCGAAATCACGATAGTCGTTTACACTCTTCGGCTCCGCGCTGTCGCAAATGATTTCGTAATCCGTATACCCCTTGTCCTTTATCCAGTCGGCGCTCTGCTTGTTGCTCCATCGCTTTTCGTAAAGCTCGTCAAGGATGTATATGGTCTCTCTCGTCCGGTCATACGCAACCCTTACGAACGCCAGTGGGTCAGGATAGAACCCCCAGTCTTGCCCTTGATATATTCTGTCGAACGTCATAAGCTCTTCGTCCGTTATCGTTCGGAACTCCAAGAACTCAAAGACCGACGTTCCCAGTCCGACCGGCTCTCCCAGATATTCGTGACGGTATGCCCTTTCATTGACTTTCTTCAGATGTTCGGCATCATCAATGAACTGCTGGCCCAACCATTCAACCGGAACCGTCGTGTAATCGCTCTTGTGTCGGAAGGAATCGCTTCGTTCTTCCTCCACATATTCGTTCGCCCAGTTTGTTCTTGTGATTGGCGGGTTGAAAGATTTGAAGACAACGAACTTGTCCCCGCCACGCAATACGGACTGTTGCGTGGTTCGTATCTCTTCGATACCGGCGAACTCGTCAAGCTCCTCAAACCATAGATACTTGAAATACCCTCTTGATACCTTGATGGACTTCGTTTTCTTTGCCTTGTCCAACCCTCGGAAAAGAATCCGCTGGCCGGTCGGTATGAAGATGAAGGACATCGGGTTCAAGACCGGTCGCCACAGATGTGCTACATTTAGGGTCTGGATGGCCCACGAAATCTGCTCAAAGACGGATTCCCTCAGGGTCGTTCCGTACTTCCGAAACACTATGGCATTTGCGTCCGGGTCTTGCATCATACCCAAGACGATTTCAGCCGAAATAAAAGAGGACTTGGTTGAACCACGTCCCCCGTAAAGGTCATAGTATGTATGGCCTTCGTTCTTTATGTCCTGATGAACCGCATAGAACGACGGCGCGATTACCTCCGTCAGCTTAACTTGTGGGGATATCATCGATAATCGTCACCCCCACGTCAACGCGCTCCGCCGCCCGGTGGTATGCATCCACTTCCATTCTAAGCTTCTCAAGCTCAAGTTCTGCCTTCTGTCGGGTAATGTCTTCCGTTACCCTTCCGCTCTCTGTATACTTCTGTAACGCCTGAAAAGCCCTTACGTCGCCCTTCATGGCCTTTTTTGCTATGGCCAGTATCATTGCGTCCTCGACGGTGATATTCGCATTCTTGATTTGCCCGACGCTCTGGATGGTCTCTATCTCGTTTACTTCGCCAGCATCAAGAGGCATTTTACGGATGATATCCCATGTTTCCTGCATCGAACGACGGGCCTTTTGGTTCTGTCCTTTGGTCTTCCCACCAATAGAACCGTATTCTCGCGCTTGCTCCGCGCTAAATGGTCTAAGGTTTCCTTCGTTTGCCATTGGATATCACCCCCCTCCCTTTATTCTCTGCGAAATAATATTAATCAATCACTTGAACTCTGCCCGTATATCGTCCCAGTCATCATATCTTGCTTTGACGTTACGATATCCGTACCTTCCGTAATCGGTCGCTTCGCGATAGTTGACAAGCTGGACGTTCTTTCCCGCTACAGCCGTTCCCCATCCACCATCAACGATGACAGAATCAATGTTTGCGGTTGGGATTTTCTTTTTCCCGTCCCACCAATCGACTCCGATATAGACTTGCTTCCCGTTCCTGTAAAGAATGCTGATTGTCTGGTCTGGGTCGTAATACTCAAATCCGTCCCCGAACCGCTCCACGTTCTCGTTGAAGTCATCTATGTACGTCTTTACGATGTCTTTGACGGTATGCTTTTCCATTTGGACGAATCCGGCGTCAAGGACTCCTTCGGTATCCATCGCCTCAAGATTCTGTCCTTCGCCCCTCTGTGCCATGAAGCGGTCAAGAAGCGCGTTTACCTTTTTGAAATGCTCCTGAAGCTCTCGCTCCATTTCAGCGTCGGTCAGCTCCCTGTTCTGCTGTGCCGTTGTGGAGCCGCCCTGTCCGCCGCGCTTTCCCTTGCTTCCTGCCATGACTTCACCTCGCAATAAAAAAGAGACCCGCCCAGCGAATCTCAAAGCTACAAAAGAAGGGAACGTCGTTTGACGCTCCCTTACTTCTTTTTTGGCTTTGGTTTCTCTATCTTCGTTACCGGCATACCGCCGCAATTTGAGACGGAACCCTTTTCCTTCTTTCCTTTCGGCATTATTTACTTTCTCCTTTCCAGAGTGTATGTGTACCCATACTGTTTTTGCCCAGCAAGAAGAACGTCGTGCATCTCGACAAAGCCCTTGTTGTAAAGCTCTCTATTCTTTTTTACCGCTTCGTCGTATGAAATCTTTCCTTGCTTATAATCGTTGACCAGCGCCCTTGAGTCGGCCCTTACTTGTGACATGATTCTTGAGTTTTCGGCGGTGTAATAACGGTTAAGGCCAGCGGC